TAATATTTGCTACACCAAGAGCATCATAGGCATTGTTCTTGTTAGTTAGTGCAGTTGCTACTGTGACTGTTTGCCCATCTACATTTGACTGAGCAATTTCTACTTCTTCTAAGGCTAATTCTTCTGCCTCTACTGCATCATCATAGTCTTCGTAAGCAGCATCTCTAACATCTCGCAGATTTTTAGCATACATAAACTTGTTTTCTGCTATGTCAATTAAATTTATTAGACCATCTTTATAATCTAGCTTATCTACTGCCGAATTTAAATTTTCAATTTTTTTTGCGGCTACTGTTAAAGGGTCATCGCTGTAGGCGGGGGACATAAAAAGCCATCCAAATGCAAGCATTATGGACGCTGTTATTCTAAATAACTTTTCCCTTTTCAAGTATAGCTCCTATGCAAACAAGATGTCTGCTTAGTTAATTATACCACTTTAGTTATTTAGGATTATCTGTTTTGTAAAAGCCATTGCCCTTGAATTGTATGCCAAATGGTGTAAAGAATCTAATCATTTCTGATTCACACTCTACGCATGTATATCCTGGGTCGTCATCTTTAATTGATCTATGGATTGACATCGTGGCATGTGCATCATCATATGAGCATTTATATTCGTATACTGGCATTACTTTCTACCCCATTTAACTTTATTCCACCCACGCTCATGGAAATAATAAAGAATAGTTTTTGTAAATACCTCAAAGCTTGCAATTGCTCCTGCTGTAACTGGCTCTTTGGTTATAGCCCACGATATGATAAACGTGTCTGCTGTTCCTATGACACGCCAAGTAATTGCTTTTAATGCTGATCTTTGTTTACTTACGTTCATCTTTATCCTCAGAAAAAAGTCTTTCTTCTGCTTCGTTCATTGCCTTTCCAGCATTTTCTAATTGTTTAAAGACCCATTTCCCTACGTTTTTCAGTTGCTGAAATAGCATGAATCGCTGCCCCCAAATCTACTTGTTCAATCTTATATCCCACATCACGACCATATACAATGTTGGTAATGTTAGGCATCTTGATAACCATTGCTTTGTCCATTACTGAATCATTAGCAATATACTTTTTAACCTGATTAAAATCAAGCGGATCTTTTTCGCTAGTCTTATACGTATTTCTAACACCTAGCATTACCTGGGCCGTTCTGTTACCCGCCTCATCATATAAAGCATGATGCCCTTCATGCCATGGCTGGTAGCGACCAAGCATTAATGTTGTTGGTTGTCTCCAATCGTGCAATTGAAAATCAACACATGCAACCCTAGCTGCAACATCATATTCTGTCATGTCATCAAACATTAAATCTGGATTCGCTGGTGTCTCCCACATTGCGGTTGTATCTGGAAAATCTCTGACTGGTTTTCTGTTCATCCAAACAACTTTATCTGGGTTTCCAAAAGATGCTCTTGTCTCTGCTGTTGGGTTAACAAAATCTACAACAACATGGTAACCTTGATCAGAAAGTAGCCTTGATAACGCTCCCATTCTTCGAGCCTGCTCTAACCTATCTTCTGGGCTAAACCCTAGGTCTTTATTTAGCTCTGCTCTGACTGCGTCTGCATTTAAATGAACGGCGTTTATTCTATCCGCTAGCTCTTTTGCAAATGTAGTTTTTCCAGAACCTGGCAAACCAATTACTTGTATAATCATGAGAATCTTTCCATTAAATAAGCAGCCAGAATTTGGCAGATACTAATCCATTATAGCATTTGTATAACTAGAGTTGCAAGTTATTTTTTATATCCCTTTGCAATAGCAAGCGCAGCTGCTGCGTCCATTCCATTTGGATCAATCCAAAATCCTGGAATTAAATATTTCCAACCGCTTTTAACAATATGAGCTGTGTGGCTATATGGCTCTTGTGATGGAAATATAAGAATACTTCCAGCCTCTGGCTTTAAAGAAAAAGTTATTTTTCCATCATTAATGGGATCATCTAGTGCGCCTTGGGCTGCAAATTCATTTGGTTTTTCAAATTCTTTTACCATATGATTCCATGTGTTCTCTGGGAATTCTTTATCGGGATTACTAAGTACTCCATCACGAATACAAAAAGAAATTTCTCCACCCTCATAATCATCATTTACATAAAGAATCATAGAGTACTTAAGTCTGGTGTCTCCTTCTTGTGCGTCGTGGTGTGTACCCATCCATGTATTCTCTTTGTATTTATGAACGTTCATTTGACTAAGGATTACAATTTCATCTTCTATATTTCTTTTTTCCTTGTAGTCTTTTGCAACCTCATTGAAACCATTAAATACTGTATCAAATATATACTTGCATCTGGCAAGATCTTCTGGGGACAAATCTTTTTTATCTATGTCCTCAAGGCTATTTAAAAGCACTCGCTTTTTTCTTCCATACCAATAAACTGTACCTCTGTCTGCTTCGACACCCCAATCAATCCAGTTGTCTATAATATCTTTAATTGAATCTACATTCTCTGTATCTTCAATAGCTGCTACCAGGGCATATGGATCTTTAATAACATTTTTGTAGTAATATACTCCATCGTGTAATTCTTCATGGTTTATCATTTTTTACCTGCCTTTTCTCTTGCTTTTGCTAAAGCATTGAAATCTTTTACCTTTGTATCGCCAAGGTAACCCCATGCGTATCCATCATTAATCATCATTTCGTTTAGTGATATAGTATTACCATCAATATAAACCCATCCTAAAATTCTTCCATATTTCTCAGATGAATCCATTTTTTCTGTTTTAATAATTACAGATTTTGCATCTTTAATATTTTTCTTAAGATACTCTTTTGCTTCAATCCCTAGTGCTTTTTCTTTTAAGTCTTTTGTTCTTGATTCTGGTGTGTCTATTCCAGCAAGCCTGACTCGAGATGCAAAAAGTATATCAAAGCCTAAATCAATTAGTACGTCTATGGTATCACCATCAACTACATTTTCTACTTTTCTTACATAATATTCGTACATTATTCCCCCTATTGATATCTTTCACTTTTTGCATGCATAATTGTCATCTGGTCTACATTGACATGGCTCGGCAATGATATTATCCATCTTACTGCTTCGCCTATATCTTCTGGCTTTGTTGCTATTTCTTGTGGAAACTCTGGTTTAGTATCAATTGCTCCTGGTATGATCTGTGTGACCTTTATCCCTTGACCTGATACTTCCATTCTTAATGTCTCTGCAAATGCTCCTTCAGCACGTTTTGCAACCACATAGTTCCCGCCTCCTTTATATGGGTATAGGCCAGCGATAGATGTAATTACTATGATATCACCAATACCATTTTTTTTCATATGAGGGATTATTGCTTTAGACATACTCATTGGAGCTATAACATTTAAATTATATGCATATTGCCATGCTTCTGCGGAGTCATTTTCTATATTTGTATTGCCGCCCCCACCGCCAGCATTATTTACAAGTGCACGAACACTTTTGTCTGCCAAAAAAAGGCTTAGATCTTCAATTGATTTTGAATCTGTGATATCCATCTTATACGGAAAAATATTTTTATACTCATCAAAAACTTCATTCATTCTTTTTAAATCTCTAGATACTGCTATTACGTTATAAGACCTGGAAAGGACTTTTGATATGCCCTCTCCAGATCCACGGCTTGCGCCAGTTACAATAACGTATTCTTTTTGCAAGTTATTACTTAGCTGCTGCTGGTTTTCCGCCACCCTTAGAAGTTTTAGCTGCTGGTTTTGCTGCTGACTTCTTTACTGGTGTTGCTACTTTTTTTGCAACTGGCTTACCAAATGATGGTCTTCCAAAACCTACAATTCCTACAATTTGGCTTCTGCGAAGCTTTGATCCATTTTTCTTTTTGTAAGCACGATTCTTGAGGCAGCATTCTCCGCCATTTCTTTGATCACCTTTTTTATCTGAGGAGGTGTTTCCTTCTACAACATCTACTGTGCCGTCTGTATTAACTGCAACAACAATTCCTACGTGAGAAATTCTATCGACGCCGTCTGATGGGAAATCAAAATAGGCTATATCTCCAACTTCTGGTGTTGCTACTTCTGCCATCTGCCATGTTCCTGCTTTAATAAAAGCCTGTGCACCCGCAGGTGTATATACCGTGTTAGGAACTTTTACCCCTGCTTGATCTGCACACCACATAACAAAACTTCCGCACCATGGCTGAAAGTTTGATTTTGTAAACTTACCATATTTTGTTTCGTTGTCTTTTGGACCTTCAATAGTTCCAACTTCTGCTAATGCTACTTCTACTAATCTTTCTGCTGATCCTTGTGCTGCTGACATTTTATTCTCCTATTTTATTTATTTTTAAATACTTGGTATACATATTATACCATTTTAGTTGTCTAAAACTATAGTGTCCCCAGATGGTTTCGAACCATCGACCCGCAGATTAAAAGTCTGCTGCTCTACCAACTGAGCTATAGGAACGTACCCCTGGCTGGATTCGAACCAGCGGCCTACAGATTAGAAGTCTGTTGCTCTTCCGCTGAGCTACAAAGGTGTGTGCCAGGTAGGACTTGAACCTACGATTACCGAATTATGAGTTCGGGGCTTTAACCAACTAAGCTACTGGCACCTAGTTGTATTGTATACTACCGTCTTGATTTTTGTCAATAGAATTCTCTACAATCTGCTGAACATACTCAGAAAAATGTTTTCTTATTCCACCCATCGGTCTTTGTCCATAAGATTCCCAAATCTTTTTATACTCTATTATATTTTGTAATGTAGTCGGGCATACAATTATTCCATCATACATTTTCATTGTAGTTGGCATTGGCACATGCTTTGTACAACATTTACACTGCTTTGCGAGCTCTTGGTACTCGTTCATATTATTTGCATCCTATCCATAGCGTCTCTTAAATTTTCAGGCATTCTTGGTGGCCTTATCATATTGTATGAGTTTGTTTCTGCGTCTTCATCTCTTTTAAAATCATTATCATAACTCATTGATTCATAAGTATGAACATTTATTTCTTGATTGTTATCAAATCTGGTACGGCTAATAGCATTAAATATGGCACCGCATGTAGCATCTGCGAGATCCTTGGAACCTTTTCTAGGGTGGTCAACTTTATCTCTCATAATTCTAAGCTGGCATAGCTCATCTATAAGCAATGATATGTGTGGACCGATTAATCTTTCTTCAACAACCATAGCCATGTCGTCGTAATGCTTTTTAGCAACAGAAAGAATTTCTGTGTTTATGCCATACTGCTTTAGCTGTTGCATCATGTCGTGAGAGTTCCATCTATCAAAAGTACATATTGCTATGTTAAATCCTCTTGTTTTTAGAGACAATATGTAGTCCTTAACTTCAGTAAAATCAACCGACTTATCTGGTGTAGGGGTCCAGTATCTAACTGCATCAACCTCAACAATCGGGGCTGGCTGAGAATAGGTGTCTGTGACCTTTACATTTACCCACTTGTTAACATGTGCCATTGTAACAGCGCAATGGTCATGTTTTTGAGCAAGGTCAACATGTATATAATATTTTTTATCTGGGTCTGGCAAAAACCATTCCTCAAGTCTACCAAAAGTATCAACTGCAATTGAGCCTACATTAAATGCCTTTTCTACTTTTTCTCTTGATTTGAAAAATGCATCAACCGCATCAGGTGGCATACAGGCGAATCTGGATAGGGCATCGGTGGGGTTTGTATAGAATGCTGTTTTAAAGTCGTCAATTTTTCTAACTGGGTTGATCTCCCAAGTCGGACGTTTAATAGCATATACTTTAGGTATCTTATAAGATATGATATGGTCTTCCTCCCATTGTATTTCAAATTCATTTCCCTCTGTTCCATCTGGTATTTCCTCGTACATCTTAAATTTGTGTTCTCTAATTACCGTTTCTTTTTCACCTATCACTGCATCATATCTTTGCTGAATATAATCATTTTTAAATCTAGGAAAGGATAGCAATATTACTTTGCCAAAGTCTGGGAAACGAGAATCTACTGATGCCCTGTACATATCATATACCGCACTGCCAGTTTTTGCTTGGTCGTGGCCAGTTGTATTTTCAATTGCAAAGCCAGAGATTTCGTCAAGGATTACAACAATAACGTTATATCCTTCCCATGCCTCTCTCTCAGAGTGGCCAGAGTGAACTGTTATTGCCTTGTCAAACTGTATTTCAGATGCTTTTGCATAGTACTTTCCAACAAACCATGGGGACTTGTCTATGCGGCTTCTAAAGCCTTTAAAAAATACATTGCTTGCCTGCTGTGAGTTAATCGCAATATTAATAATATCAATTGAGTCTCCAGGAGGTTTGCCATAATAAGTCGCTGGATCTTTTAGGCATAATAGTAAATATACTATATATGCAACTGCAATTGTAGAGCAGTAGTCTTTTCCAGAACCTTTTCCTAATTGTGCTACAACTTCATTAGCAGTTTGCTTAAATCTAATTGATCCTTCTTCATCTCCAAATAATTTTTTAAGTGTAGACTCTTTATATATTTGTGAGCTTTTTTCAATTAATGTATACTGGTATTCAGAAAGTGGAGGCAATCCTAAAAAGTTTGGATGATTTACAAATGTGCGTAGGTCTACTGGCTTTTCTTCAAACTCTTCGCCATCTAGTATGTCAATTAAATCTGAGAAATCAAACGACATCAGCTTCCTCAATTATTACTGACTCGACTATACCAGTAATTTGAGATAGCCTTTTTGCAACTTCTATCTTGCACTTAGGACAAGTTGCTGTTACTTCTTTTAAAATTCCAACTAAAACTTCTTGCTTACGCTCTGTCTCTGCAATTTGAGATGCTATCTGTGTATTTTCTAAAACACCAACAGATTGAAGCATTGCTATTCTTTTGGTCTCTATGTCTGCTATGAGCTTTAATGCTCCCGCCTTTACATTTAATTGTCCTTGAGTATCCGCGTCTTCCACAGTCTTCCATGCTTCTTTAATAAGCATTGCGTAGTGTTGATCAGCACCAGAGATTGCTTCTCTGGCACGATCACGGATGTTGCTATCATTG